TGCGATTATGATGAGGTAGACTTAGAGGGTGATTCACGTCAACTTGGAAAAGCGCAAACCTTGGGCGCAGGATTTGGATGTGCGTGGAAAAAGTTTAGGGATTTAGCTAATGACCAGTACGGTTTGAAACTCACCAATAGGCAAGCGGTTGATGCAATTAAGAGTTACCGTGAAGCAAACAAAGCCGTGCCCGAAATGTGGAAAGCGCTTAATGACGCTGCGATTTCTACAATTGAGACAGGTAAGCCGTCAACCGCTTGCATGTGCAAGCTCACCTTGTCTAAAGGTTTTTTATGGATTGAGCTACCAAGCGGGCGCAAGCTTGCGTACCTTAAGCCTAGAATTGTTTGGAGCGCATTTCAATACGAGGTACTTGAGGTATGCTCAAAAACAGGTAAAGACATTGTAGTTACACGCGACGGCAAGCCTAGAAAATCAATTGAGTATTTAGGCTTAGCTAAGAATAAAAAAGATTTAGCGTGGACGCGCACACATGGCGGGGTGCTCACCGAGAATGTTGTGCAAGCATGTGCGCGTGATTTAATGGCGCACGCTTGCTTGCGCTTAGAGGCAAAAAAGTATCAGGTAGTTCTAACGGTTCACGATGAGGTTATCAGTGAGCGAAAAATAGGGGAGGGGAGCTTAGAGGAATACATCGCAATTATGACCGCGCGCCCACCATGGGTTAACGAGCTTTTACCTATTGGTGCAAGTGGATGGGTTGGCGAAAGATACCGTAAATAATTTAACAAAGGATGTTTATTTTATGTCAGACAATTTAAGAGCTTTACTTTTAGCAATCTCGGCGGCGCTTGCCGCCGTTGTAGTAGCACTTGGGCTATTCTTATCGAGCGGACAACCAACGCCGACCCCAAGTGTGTTACCGAGCACACTGCCTAGCCCCGTTGCAGGCGTGAGCCCTACGCCTACGCCTACGCCTACGCAAAGCCCAAGTCCTCAGGTTACCCCGTCCACTATAAAATTATTGGTGGGCATGACCGAAGGTTTTGAGTTTACCTCAAAGGTGACAGGCGCATTTCTGCCCTCAATTGCGGGCGTCACTGTAACCCTGAGTGAAATTCAGGAAGTGACAACAACAATCCCAACCTATAAGGGCGCGCGAGTCGGCAAGTATTTTGACCGAGTGTTACCGCCTACTTCCACAACGGTTGCGGGTAAACGGTATTGGGTTGATTTCACGGGAGTTCAACCCGGAAAATTCTATTACATTCTTGACGGTGCGCAGATTGTTATTGACGTGGCCCCGCAAGTGTTCGCATGGCCCGTGCCGCTTTATATGGAAATGCAATTTTCCTCAGTATCTACCGCCAATGGTCTTGCTGATGAGGGCAATACGTTCGCACAACGGATTGCGCTCAACAAACAGTACGCATCAATCCTACGCGCTCACGGGGTTGAGCCAATTAAGCATGGCCCTTGGGTGTACCCAAACTTAACCGACCCTAATTTCAAGACGCTTGCTCTTGATGGGAGGGTCGCCCCACCATGTTTGTTTGGGCCGTCGCCTGAAATAGCCCCCACCATTGCTTACCTGCAATCAGTACAAGCGGCTATCGTATCGGGCGCGCTCCCGGCGGGTACTTATGCTTACGCATGGGATGAGGGCGAGGGTAGCGCCTCCGAAACCGCAGCGGCACTTGCTCGGGTGAAGTACATTAAGCAATACGCGCCCGCACTTAAAGTGATGATAACAAGACAATATAGCGCGGAGTTTGCGCCATATGTGGATATCTTTGTACCCGTGGTGAATTGGTTTAACCAACCGGGATTTGTACCAGCATCGGCTTACGCAAATGAAACAGTGTGGTTGTACCATAGCTGCATGAGTGCAAATCGTTGCAACAATGCGGCCTCGGCAAGTGCGGTAGATCAGCTACCCTCTAAGTTTGCAATGCACGCGATTGATGCGCCTGAGACAGACCCGGAAAGGTTTGTCACTGAGGCAATCGCGGCGGGTGCTAAGGGGCTATTGTATTATAATACGACCGAAAGCATCACTACATCAAACGCGGTTGGTGGGCAGTACAAGTTTGGAAACAATGGTGACGGTAATGACCTCTATCCGGGCCTTGGCTACTCGAAGAAATTGAAATTCTACCGCAGGGGCTTAAATAAAGAAGCGCTCAAGAGAGTGGGCATCTAATGGCAAAAAAGCTTTTTACCTTTTTAGGTAGCGTTGAAGATTTTCCAGTAAGCCCCGTTTACAAAAAACGTTTCCAAGAGAGTGAGTCATACCGAAACTCATGCATTTTATTTGCGCGTGGAATGCTTGAGGGCGCGGGTAACTTAAGAGAGGACGTTATCGCGGCACTTGATATTGCGACTTACATTACAAGTAAGGGTGAGAATGAACCAGTAAGCACAAGCGATTTGCATTAAAACAAAATTGGTGCCCGAGAATGGAATCGAACCACTAACCCCCTCGGTGCTATAGCATCACGCGGGCGCTCTACCTTTGAGCCGTACTCGGGCACCATTTAAGTATGAAGGAAAATTTCATGAATCCAAGCCCTTTAACAACCCAAATAGATTTAGGTGGAATGCAGCATATCGTCATTTTTATTGGCCTAAGCATCGGCGCCCTTGTCTGGTTTATAAAAATGTCTCATGTAAGCGTTGCCGCAAGACTGCTCTTAGCCTATTTACTTGTGTACACGCTTTTTATGCTAGAATACCCGCACGCAATTTTTGGCGATTGGACGACGGCTTACCGCGCGCAGGCGGGGCAGACATTAGCCGAGTTTATGTTTACAGCGTGCGCGTGCGTTTTTATCATGCCGTATATTGAGCGCCTGTTAAAATACGTGGTGGGTTTTGTACTTGTGTGCGTGTGGCTTGGCGAGCCCGGTATCCTTGGCGCAATCTCTTTTCAAACCGCGTTTTGCGCGCTTGCAATCCCATTCCTGCCGCTACCTCTTTCGGTCTTGGTTGTAGTAACCGCGCTCACTCACCATGGGTCTACAGCGCTTTTAATTATTGGTGCGCAGTGCTTTGCTGTTGCGCTTAAGCATCCTAAATTTAATAAGGCCACGCCCTTTGTAATCGCAGCGCTCTACACAAGCGCCTATTACATGTCGGGCGCCATGTTTGACGGGGGCGAGCGGCTTGCTAAATACAGCAAATTTATGACCTACCTGTTTACAAAATGGGAGTGGATTATTTTCGGAGTGGGTCCGGGCACGTTTACTTGGACCTCAATTTTACTTGATGAGTACAAAGCCCCGCTCTTTTTGCAAATGCATTCGGATTGGTTGCAAATTTTTTGGGAGCTAGGCGCGGTGGGGTTTGCGCTTTCGGTATTTCTTTTTGGGCAAACGGTTAAAAGGGCTTGGAATAGAACCTATTTATTAGCAGCAACATTGGGAGCAGGAGCCTTCATGGCAACCTACTACCCCTTAAGGCACTACCCTACGGCCCTCTTAACCGTTTACATTTTTCTAACTGTTGAGCTTAGTTATAAAGAAGATTCAATTGTAACTCGCCTGTTGAGTTCGCGCCGTCAAGGGCGATAACACTCAAGCGAGCGCCGTATCCCATCACCATTGGGAGGGCTACCATTGCAGGGGCCGCGACTTGGCTTGTGCCCGGTACAACGATTTGAACGACCTCACTACCCGCAGCGCCTACAGCAAGCTCAACGGCGTTTGGGCCAGTGTTCAAAACGGATACGGCCTTAACGCCTCTTTGAGTGAGCGCTACAAGCTCTTGGTAGGCCGAGGTTGTAACTTGGGTTGCGGTGTACTTCAAACGCACCGGCAAGCTTGCCGCAAAGGCAAGCTGTGAGGTGAGGGCTAGGGTTAGAATTGCGGTTGCGATAAAATGTCTCATGAGTATTTATTTTCCTTTTTGTTTTTAAAAACGGTTTGACATGTCAATGATTTACAATACTAAGGAATTTGACCCCTTTGTCAACGGCAATGGTTTACCTATTGCGTTTAATATCGCACTGCGCTATACTTAGAATATGAAAAATGTTTTTGTTTTTAAATACAACGCCGCCACACGTTTGCAATGCCTTGCCGTCGTCGATCATTTAACCTCATGCGATGCCTGCGGCAAGCTTGCTACCGTAAACGCAGCATGGGTTTTAAAAAAGGACGGTTACGATTTAAAAAAGGACGGTTACGATTTTAAAGAGGCGATTGCGAGCGCTATGCGCTTAGCTCACGAATACCCGAAAGGGATTCCCGACGCTTTTTCCGATGATGACGGCGGCCTGATTTGCTCTAAATGCTTTTGGTTAAAAACGGCGGCGAAAAATGAATAGCTTTATTTACGCAAAAACTAGAATTGAATGCCAAGGTAAGTCCGACATTTGGTGCATGCAAGCGGTAAATCAGCTTTTAAAAGACCTCAAAATCGGGGTAGCCGAAAAGGTTTACACTGATAAAATGATAGATAACACTGAGATTATTTTAAGAGCGTTAAACGACGAGCTAAAACAACGAGGCGTTATTAATGAGTAGAAATAAAAAACAATATTGGGTTGCGGGGGCAGATTCTCGGTATATAATTTTAGGCCATAAGCCCGAGGATACTTACGAATGGCCTTGTCTAGAGGGGCCATTTGCAACGCTTGCGGCGGCAAAAAAGCAAGCTAGGTATTGGATATCGTCCGACCGGCGCGAACTTGAAAATGCGTTGCACCAAGTAAACGCAACAAAAGCTTCAGATTTTATTTCTGAATAGATTTCAAATTCCCAAGCCGCACGCGAAACCTCTCAACGTCCTTATTGCATCCCATCTTTTTACAGGCGTTGATGATATAGGTCGCAAGCGGCGCATAAGCCTCTTCCGCGGGTAAATAAACCGATTCATTTTTCAACTTTGACCATGGCTTTTTATTCAAATGGTGAAGCTCATTTTCACCAACAAATACCTCGCGCCCTGAAATAATATAAACGCAGTGCCCGCAAGAGCGCTCGCCTATCGCCTTCATGCAAGCGGGGCTCGGGACTAAAATCAAATGCCCCGTTGTAAGCTCGGTAACAAGGTGTTCGCCCATGTGCTCGCACGCGGGCACGTCCGGTATTTTTGGGGTACAGGCGCTAGTTGACCATAAGGACAAAATTGCGAAAAGCGTCCATACGTTTTTGCTCGAAAGCTGCATACTCTTCCTCGGTTGCGGTGGGGGGTAGGTTGTTTAAAGCATTGACCGCGCTTGTGAAGTCATGCGCTTGGCCTGATTTTCTAATTGCGGTATTACGAAAAAACGCCTGCATTTCAATTGCGTGTGAAATTATTTTTAAAAGCTTGGTTAGTATCCACCTGAAAAGCTGCCTAATCACAGGTAACTTTAACCATTGCAAATAGGGCACCGCCGAGATTGCGGCTAAAATAAAAGTAACCCCCCACTCAACAAACGACGAGCGAAGCTTCTCAACAAGGTCCGTTATGTCAATGGTGTCTTGTGGGGGGTTAACTATCGGCATAAGCTTACTTGATTGCCTTCACTGCATTGATGATGATGACCTTGACCGTTTCGGCGATTGGGTCCATATGGTCTGGTAATTTCTTTTCAATAGCTTCAAAAAGCTTCTCGATAAGAGTAACGGAGCTGCATTTTACAAATGCTCCGCCTTCAATTCCTACCTCGCCCGGTACGGCGGCGCTGATAGAAACAGAAGCAATGCCCTCATCAAATTTAATTTCAAGTGCGCCTACTTTTCCTAATTCAATATCTCTTTCCATAATCATTCTCCCTTTGTACGTTTGACGGTTATTCTCTTAAGTAAAGCCGCAACCCCATCAATTAGCAATTCTAAAGTGGACGCCGCTTTTACCCGCTTGGTTTTTCCAAGCGCATATTCTAGGACCATGTAAGCGATTCCTAAAATAATCTCTTTAGTGTAATGCGATTGTATCAAGTCTGGTAAAGTCAAGGCTAACTCCTTTTTGCTCAAGTGCTTTTAGAATTGAAATGCAACCGGGTCGTGCTTCTCTTTTAAATGGGTCAAATTTTCCGTCGGCAACAAAAAGCCCTATGGTGTAGTGATTGGTGAAATTCCAAACGTAGGGTGAGCATAGCTCACGCTTGCGATACCCTAATCCATTGTACCGCTCTAAGAACTCAGCGCAACCGCTTAAATCCCAGACCCTAGGAATCATTAAACCGCCTAGCGCGTCTACTGCGCTATCCGCCCAGAAAAAAGGCGGCGTACCTTGCTTAGGTCTGCCCTTAGGGACGTGAACCGTCCAATCGGTTAAAGGGTCACCATTATGCAAATGCGTTTTAAAATTGAGTGACGACTCTCTAAAATGAATCGCCGCAATCACAGGCCAAGGCACGCCCGTTGCATTCTCAACAATTTTATAGTGGGGTTCATTTGCAAGTATCACTTTGCAAATGTAGTTAAGAACCGTTACTTTTTTGGGCTCCGTTGTCACTACGCATGTCCTGAGTAATTCTTGGTTGCTCGGTAGGGCGTCCATGTCCTATCTCCTCATCTTTCATTGCAGTACTATTTTGGAAAAGAGGGATGTTTAGTTTTTCCTCGATTCGTTGAAGTCTAAAGTTAACGGTTGCAATCCAAAAAGCGCCCATTGCAGAAATAGAAATCATAGTCGCAAAGCCGCCTAAAACCCATCCAAGCGGTACTACAGCTTTTTCGTCTATTCGCATATTATCTGCTCATTTTAATTGCGTGAAAAAATCCGTTTGGGTTACCCGCAGCGCTAGCTTGATCGGTAGAACCCGAGCCCAAGGCGCGAATTACGTCGCCCGTAACTAGGTAAGCGCAACATGAGGCTATGTTTCTATTTCTAGCTGCACCCCCTTGCCCGTTGCTACCACATAAAAACAATCCCGACCCCGCACTTATGGTGACCGTGTTTTTTTCAATTTGGAATCCTGCGGCTACGCCGTCGTCTAAGTAAACGCCGTCCATACAATAAAGCCCGTCCTCGTTGATGAGGATAGAGGCGCCAAGGGACGCGCTTAGTGTAGGAGTAAAAGCAGTACCGTAGTTGAAATAAGTATTTGAGTACCTAAAAACCGAGGTGTTAGTCGTCGCAAATTGTGAGCCTACTGAGTAGGTATCAAGCCTGATTTCATTTTGGCTTGCCGCTTTTAAAAGCGAGGTCACATAGGGCGGTGATACTTTAGTAATTGAACCCCAATTTGGGTTAGACCATGTTGCGACCACTGAGCCAATAAGCCGCACGGGTTTTGAGGTGTGCGTGCTTGCGCAGTAAAGCGTTGAACCGCTTGTGTCGGCACCCCCAGAAAGCGCCGTAGCCGACGCTAAGCTACTCTCATCAAAAACCGCAGCACTAACGCATAGCTCATTTGTTGAATCGTTGATAACGTAGGCGTAGAGCGTATTTGCAACGCCTGAGGTGAAACCTAATGAATCAGTAGTACCAAGCGTTACGGTTTTTGCGGTCTTTAAGCTTGCCGTTGAGAATGAGCCTAGCGTTGCGGTTGATTGCCTAAACCCGATATTTAAAATATTTGCAGCGGACGGCGCGCCGCCGCTTTTTCCAATCAAGGTTAAAACAAGCTGATTGGATGATATTTCAGCTTTGACCGCAGTGTTTGTTAAATCTAAAGCAGAGTAGGGGTTAGGGCTCACGTAACTTGCAAGTGAGGCACTTGCGCCAAAACACACCAATAATAAAACGCTTAAAAAGTTTTTCATAAATTCCATTCCTTTAATTAAATTACATCCCAAGAGGTGCCGTTACAAAATACTGTCAAGCTTTGACCCGTTGATAAACCGGGGTACATGTTGTCAAAATCAATAAGCTCGGACCCGTCGCCCTTAACCCAAGTCAAATGATCGTCAATGTTGATTGCCTTAATGGTGAACCGTTTACCGAGCGCGGTCGCCGCTTCGGGAAGAGTTACCGTGATATCGCCAAGCGTAGCGTCGCACCTGATAACGTCGTCATTGAGCGTTGCCGTTGCCGACGCGGTTAGGTTGCGAATGCCCGCAAGGTAGGGCCTCCAATTTGCGGTGTCGGTGAGCACGTTGTTTAGGTTGTTATCGGTTTTTGAAATGTAAAGCGCGCCGCCTGAGTTCACCATTGACCCTATGTAATAGGTCGTTGTGGCGTCCCATTCAGCAACGCCTGCCTGCATGAGGTAGGATATTTGGTAAGCCATGACATAACAAAAAGCATTCATGTCCTCAATGGCGGGGCTATTAGCCCCCACCACTGCGCTAAACCAACCTTCTAACCATTGCGCTAAACTTTGAATGACCGCGGGGTCCGTTGAGTAAACCGGCAAGCCCGCGGCTAAGCTCCCAAACTCCGAAACCTCAAGTGCGCCCGAGCTTGCTCCAAAAATCTTTGCTACTTTTCTAACTATTTTTGCCATAATTTTTACTCTCTTTGGTTAAAAGACAATTGCATCCTTGTAGCTAACCCAAGGCGTATCAAGCGTGTAATCCACGTAGCTATTAAATGGTGAGGAGTTTACCGCGGGGAGCGTGTAAGTGCGAAACCCGAAAAAAGTATTGATGACCGGCGCGTAAATAATAAGCGGGATTGAAACGCCTAGAGGCCTTGGGATTAGGCCCGCGGTAACAAAAAGCTGAATGAAGTCTTGCGAGCCGATGAGTGAGCTAATCAAGTAACTCATCTTCATATTTTTATAGTCAAAAACTAGAATTGAGCCTATGTCAAAAAATAGCGCAATGATGGATTGAATGGTAGCAAGCGACGCGTCGGCATTGTGTTTAGCGGTTGCAAGCTGAATGAGACTTAAGTAATCCGCATCGTTTAGCATGATGACCTGTCCATCAAAGCCGTAACCACTGCGCGAAACCCCGACGTACTTGCCCAAAATATCAAGCTGCACGCCCTCGGCAACGTTCGCGCCCGTTAGGTCAAATGCATTCATTACTTTGGTGGGCAATTGATTCATGATGACCGGGGTCACCAATGCTTGAATATGCGCATACGCCTTGGCCTTGTTTTTATATTGAAGGATGAGGAGGTCGGCGTAATACCGGATTAAATCAGCATCAGTCATTTTATATCACCGCAATAACGGCGCTTGCGGTATTACCGAATGCGTCCGTTACCTTAAGGGTGTCACTCACCGCAGGGGTTGCGCCCGCAGTGTATAGCCCGGTTGAAGCGTTGATTGTCCCGCCCGAATTATTTGTTGTGAAAGAATAAACTAGATCGCCGTATCCACCTTGACCCACCATTTGCTTAGTCGCTCCTACGCCAACCGTTGAGGTCGTAGGAGATAGAATCATAGGCAGGATTACAATGTTTGCGCTAGACACAATGAATTGTTTATTTTTTGCAGTAGGAGTCAGCGTATTGGTGTACGATTCCGAATGCGAAAAGGTGATAGCAACCGCGCCGCCTGTTAAGAGCGTATTGTCCGATACGGTGATAAGTCCATTTGAGGAGCCAAGCGCGCTTAAGTTAAACGTAAGCGTTTGGGATGCAATGGAGCCCGTAACAAGCGCGCCCGATAAACCCGTCACCGCTTGTACTTTAGTTTGAATGGTTGCGATCGAATCATTCCAATTTATATCGACCGACTCATCACCATTGTATCCTACTTTAAAAACGCCCGACGCTGCTATGCCCGAGAGTGCTAGCACTTGGGTTAAGCCCGTGCTAAACCCCGCAAGGGTTACCAAAGTATTAGAGTCAATAGCCTGCACTTGGGTTGCAAGGTGATTGATATCCACCTCCTCAAACACTCCCGGCGCAAAAAGATCGGGCAGGCCTGCGCGAATTGCAATTAGGTCAGGGTCATTTACCCCGTCAATTGACGTTGCGGTAAACTGAATGAAAAGATTTTGAGACAAAACGTTATCCCAATTCACTACAAAAATGGTGCTATCAAGCTGAGTGATGTTGTAGGATTCGGACCCAAACATCCCGCAACCCGCGCTCCGCTTTGTATAGATTGCATTTGCAATCTCGGATGCAGCGCCCGTGCCCGCGACAATTACCCAAATAGAATGCCCCGGCACGCCGTCGCCGTCGGTTACCCCTGTTAAATTCTCATAGATAAATGCGCTCGTAACTCCGTTGATATTTCTGAGCGCCGCAAGTAATCCTGCGTAGTACCCGGTTGACGCCAAGGATACCGATTTTTGGCGCCTAACTTTAAGTACCGCGTCCGACTCTTCATTGATGCCAAGGCTTGTATAGGTCGTAGGGTTATTGATCGAGGTCACGCCTAAAACAATAGTGACGGGCGTTGTGATCGTATTGATTGCCGATTGCACTGCGCCCGGAATTGCCGCTTGGAATGAGTAAACAAAAGTACCCGCCGTTGCGACATTTTGGGTTGTTTGCAATTGCCATTGATTGCCCGCCGTATCCTCAACCGTAAAAACGGCTTGCGCGGTCTGGTCAAGGCCGTAAAGATTTAAAGCCTGTGAGGTTACAATGGTGACAGGGGTCACCGAGAAGGTGCCCGCTTGGCGTTGAATGCCGTTGATTGCGACTCGTTGATCGAGCACGCGCCCGATTGCATTGTCGGGGTCGAATTGATTGTAAATTTGCACGAGCAAGTCTTGCAAATCAAGCTCGGATTGAATGTAAATATTCATCATTTGCCCGTCGGGGCTTGATGATGACAAATCAATATCCGCACCGTAAATCGCCTGATAGGCCGCGGTGTAAAAAGCTACAAGCTCGGCTCGCGTTGCGGTTTGCAATCCATTTGCATCAATAATGTTTGGCATACGCGCACAATTCCTTTTTAGCTAATAGCGTTTTGATCATATTCAAATGACCCTGTTAAAACTGAGTAAGTAGTGGTGACCTTGTAGCTCACCGTAAATTTTCGCGTGACATGATTTAAGTTTGAAAAAACTTGTAAGATTCCTGTCACGTCCGGTGTGTTTAGTATGGTGCTTGAGATTGCCAAATTCAAGCCGATTTGATTCTTGCTCCCTAAGAAGGTGAACCAATCAATGCCCGCGCCTAGATCAAAAAAGCAATCGCCCAAGAATGAGTTAAGGCGTGAGTTGATTATTTGCGCCGTTGCTTGGTTGCGCTTTTTGTAATTGTTTTGACCCTTGCCAAATGTCCAATCTCCATTGATATCAAGTGCGCGCACTATCATTCGAGTAACTCCCCTATCTGCGTTGCAACGGTTGCAAGCTGAGTACCTACCGCAGTAATTGCGGCAACGTTTACCGGCGGCGAGCTTGCATTCCCCGGCGTTGAGCAAATGACGGTGATTGCGCTCGTTGCGGTAACTAAGTCTTGAATTTTTGAAACCAAATCTTGGAGTAAATCGTTAAGCGTGTGCTCGTCGTTTGAAATTTTTATGAGCGATTCGGTGAGCCCAACTTTAGCTTCACCATTTTTTAAAACTACTCGCGTCGTGTCATACGCTTGCAAAACTTTACCGAGCGAGCGCACGCCCACAATGACAAGCGCGTCAGAAAAAGAGTGAAGTCTTGGCGTCGCAGGCCCCGTGCCCGCGCCGCCTGCAAACCAATTGTCAATGTCGCGGTCATTGAAAAGCACTAAACACTCATCACCTTTGGTGATGGGGAAGGTGAGCGCGCCCGCTGCCCCGCCTAGGCACACGACCGGGCAGTCTTGGAGTAGCGGGTAGGGTCTTAGCGATTGCTCGTATACGCCCGATGCGGCGTTTTTAACGTAAAACGTTTGTTGGTAATTTAAAGTTACCGTTGCCGTTTGTTTTGTCGCGTCAAAACTCTGAATAGTCCCGATGTGATGACACGCAAGGTTAAGGTTGATATCTTTTTTATGCGCGGTCAAAACGTCGGTTAGCGACGGCTCCGCGGGGAGTTGAGAGAAGGGTAAGCCGCTCATGAACCCACCTGCTTTAATTGTTGAGTGCCGAGCGGTTGAAGGAGCCCAACGCTTGTTACGGCGTCACCGCACACTGCCTCGCTAATCATGCCTCGGTGTTTTAGTGAAATCACTTTGTAACTACCGTTGAAAATCTTTTCGGTTTGCGACTCAAGCGTCACCAATTGGCCAATGATAAGTTTTGGCTCGAAAAGCATGTCAAAATTTATGATTGTTTGCTCGGCAACAGGGGTGCCAAGCAACCCGCTTGCGGCGTTGATGAGCGTAACCGGGCCTGAGATATATTCATCGTCACCTAGGACGTAAGCTTTTCCGTTGTCAATGTAGAATCGCCCACCCGTTAGCTCACCTAAAATTGAGGTCGTATTGCCCGAGTACGCATTGGCGCGCGATAAGCTACCCTCAACCGCACCGACCGCGCCTAATGCAACGCCTGAGCCCGCCAAGTTTTGCACAAGCTCGTTTATCACCGCTTGCTTTGTTATGCCCGCAGGCGGGCTTATGTCGCTCATGTTGTTTGCAAATGCAAATCCGCCGTCAAATGATTCTATCTGAGTAATGAAATCGGTGCCCTCGCGCACGCTCCAAGCTTGCGAAATATTACCCTCAAAAATGGTGGGCAGGTTTGAGCCGTAACCCGCTTGGAGTTTGATGAGCCTTAGCGACCCATAGTCATTGACGTTTTTTCTTATTTGAAATCTGTTGTTTGCATTCAAATTGTAAACGCGAATTGACGCCACGTTTGCGCTTGTGAGCACGTTGCGGGTGATATCAAACTGCAAAGTAAATGGGGGCTTGATTGTAATAGTGCCGCCGTTTTGCGTGCCTACACTTAAAACGTATTTACGCCCAAACTTAGCCATTTGTAATGTAATCCGAGTAGGCTTGCACCTCGGCCTCCGTTAAAATGTAGAGCTTGGATGCCTCACTTGAAAAATCGTCTTGCTGCGAGGGCTCGCGATTTGCCGTTGAAAAGCAAGCAAGGCCAAATGGGATTTGGTTTTTAAATTGATAAAGAATGTTTGGGCTATTGGTGATGCGCACGCCGTAAAGCTCAAAGTCACCATAGACAAGCTTGGTTATAAACCAACCGATTTGCAGCGGCTTAAAATTGATTTGTAAAAGCACTGCGGAGCCGTCGGGCAGTACCAAGCTTTGCTGCTGACTTGCATCGTTTGTTATTTGTTGAATGCGTAACATTTTATGCAATCCCCATTGAAGATATACCGTCAAGTACACCAATATCATTTGTGGGCGTTGTGGTGCCGAAATCAACTAAGCCCTGCGACTGCGAGGCCGCGCGGCCTTGGAGTGAAATCGGTATTGAGGATTCCGTTGTGGCAAATCGCATCCGTTTGAATGAGACTTCAAAATCCGAGATAACATTAGTCTCGGCGTCTTGAATCGCGCGCAGGCTTTTAATTGCCATGTTTTGAAATATTGCCCAAGGCGTTTGCACGGTGAAAAGCGTGCGGGATTGCCAATAGCCGTAAAATTGTTGGAATGCCTGTTGCTGCTTTGTTTGTTGAGATTGGCCTGAATTTGAAATAGATGACCATGCGCTTACCGCTGAATTTGCGGCGTTAGCCCCTACCTGATATAAAAAGAATGCTTGATTGTACGCAATAAGCGCCGTTGCGCTAAGAGAGGGCACGTAGGCCGATATAGTGGTGAGCCTATTTGCGGCTTTTTGAAGGATTGCAAGCGCCTTAGGCGGCACGTTGTTTAGCTCACCAATAAAGCCGTGCGTGTTTACTGTCTCAGGTTTTAGCGTCCACTGGTCTTGAATTGCGGTGTTATCCTCAATGTAGTGATCGGTAATGTCACTCTCAAGCGCAACCGATTGCTCACCCTCATAGTGGAAAAGAATTGAAGGGGGTTGCGCCGCTTCGGAGCCCTCAGCGTTTTGCGGTTGGTAACCTAGGTTTACATTTGGTGTCACCAAAATTAAATTAGATAGTGAGGTCGCAGCGGTCGTTAAGGATGATAGGCCTGACAAATCCATTAGTTCACCCTCCCTTGATTGAATTGGCGGTAGGCCTCTTGATTGGCTTTTTTGACCGAGGTGCCGACCTTTTTAGCGTCCTTACCTTCATGCTTGAAATTGAGGTTTTGATTTACGGTGACGGGTGCGCTCCCTTTATCGGGGGCCGTGGCCTTCATAGCAGGCGTAACGGATTTACTAAACCCACCGGCCCAAGCGGGTTTGATTGCGCCCGTGCCTACGCCCATCTTTCCATAGGGCGACTCACTTAAGCCCGGACCCGCTTTGTTTTTTCCAATAGCAGAAAAAAAGTCAGTAGCGTTGCCGAGCGTTTTTCCAGTAAGCGAGCGCTCGCCTTTTACCTTGCCCTTCTCATCTAACTCCTCACCCCAAAACGAGCGCTTACCTTCCATCCATCCCGTCACGTCCGACATTGAGCCCGCAAGCCCGTCAATCACGGTGCTCACTATGGTGAAAATTTTAAGCTTATCGGCAAGCGTGACAAGCGCCTCGGTAAATTTAATTGCGCTATTAGTGAGCATAGTAAAATCTTTTACAAGCGATTCACCATGCATGGCATTGAAATGCCCGATAGCCATTTCAATTTTATTGCCAAGGTTTGACCATGCGATGTTTGCGCGGTCAAGCGAGCCTATTTCTTGATCGTTGTACATCGGCGCCTTGCTCATGACCTCGGGCCTGAAAGCTTGCCTTCGCATCGCCGCGATTGTCCCGTCACTTACACCAAAGGATTTCATGACTGAATTGCCGATATCGTTAGGTACCGTCTTTGCAAATTTTTGCAATTGCTCCAAAACGTAAAAGGTATCTCTTGCGCGTTTTGGGTCAAAGCCCACCTTGTTTGCAAGCATAGCCAAGCCCTCGGGTGCGCCTTTACCGAGTAGCATGTTAGTCATTGAGGTTTGCACGGCTTTAAGGGAGCCCGTAAATTCCTCATTTGATACACCCGCTTGCCTCGCAGCATATTGCCATTGTTGCAATTGCTTCATAGATAAGCCGGTAAGCGCGTTGAAATTGGTGAGCCCAGTGCCCGCGGCACCTGAGATTGAAACCAAACGCTCAAGCGCGTACATGGCGGCAAGAATCCCCGCCTTAGCCTCAAGAGACATGCTCGCGGTTTCACCTAAACCTTTTTTGACGTTGCCTAGGGCGCCGACTGTTTTGTCAGTGCCTTTTACGCCCAAGTTTAAAAAAAGTTCACCAATATTCAAGCAACCGCTCCCTTATTATTTGTTTATCTCTAAAAAAGCATTTTCAAAATCGTTGCAAAAATCCTCGTATGCAAGCGCTTGCAAAACCGCCCTTGCATTCATCTCTTTTGCCTCTTGCAACCCGCTTGCGTATCCCGATTTACAAAGCTTAAAATAGACTAAGAGGTCATCCTCTTTTATTTCTACTCGGGGGCTTTTTCGGTCATCGCGAGCGCGCTCTTGTACTCGCGCAAGAGGCTTTTCATAAAAGGGCCTACGTTCTCTTTCGCAACCTCCATGCAAACGCTCAAATAATCCTCGCGCGCGTCTACAGGTTCAAAGGTAGCGGCATCAATTTTAAGGTCACCCTTGCCGTTGTCATAGGTACACCGTTTAAAACACTCCCAAAGTTTAGCCTCAATCTCAGGGGATGAAAACCCCGTGCAAAAAAGCTCTTTGTATAAAACGGATAGCTCAACGCCCGACCCAATATTGATGCCCTTAAACTCGCGCAGTGCCGCTTGATATAACGCCCGAGCCTCAGCAAAGGGGCTCGGGGTTATTTTAAGAATTGCGCCGCTAGGTAACTTTACTTCTTTCACTTGCTTTTACTCCTTACGTCAAGACGCGCGGCGCATTGCTATATTTAATGGTGTATATAGTTACTGATTGCTCAGTCTCACCCTCGGTATTGGTTTTTGCTTCGGGGATTTTAGTAAAGATGCCCCCGCCCATAATGTAGGTATCGCTTGAAATGTTGCCCAAGCCGTCACCAACTTTTTTAATGAATTGGCCCGTCATTAAAACAGTGCCCGCAAAATTAGCCTGTTGCTGCGCAAGCAAGTTATTTAAAAACTTGTCATCGGCGCTTGCACGCAAAACCCTGATTTTGACTTCGCACTGTTTCCCTGACTCATTGAAAACGTAAATGCTATTGCCGTTTTTCCCGGTTTTGACATTGCCTATGTCATTAGGAAAAGTCAGATCTACACAATTCCCGTCGGCAAGGTCCGCAAGTACTGTATTGTTGATGTTGATAGTATCCGAACCCGATAAAGAGACTGCACTCATATTTTTATTCTCCTCTTATTATTTAAAATTATTAGGCGTTGATGACGACAATCACGTCCGACTCATGCACTGCCCCTGCTTCTTTAAACGCAATTTGCACAAGCGGCGCCTTACGGGCCGCGCGGTCCGTTTGCGATTGTTGGCTAATTGGTGCCGAATAAATGTAGTAACCACGCTGAGCGATGTTTGCGATTAGGTCCGCGGGCACTCCAAACACGCTTGGGCTCGTCCACGCACCGGGCGCCAAGTATTGATTGGTGACCGCTTGCTCGCACACCACACGATAAGCGCCTTTTAGCCCATCCATCCCGCTTTCGGTCTGAGGGATTTTTGTAGACGCTTGGGCTAGGTAGTTAAAGCCCGCGATTTGAAGCGCGCCCACTGCCCACAATTGGTTGTACACTTGATCAAAAAAGCTATTGGCCCCGAAGCAAATAACCTTAGGTACGCCCTGCATACTTGCGTAAATGTCGGCGCCCGCGGCCTTGGCCTCATTGTAAATCGTTTGGGTCATACTAGGGTCAGGTTGCACGCCGTTCAAATCTTTCAAATTCATGGTGCTTGTCGTGTTCGAGCCCGAGAAGTTGACAGACAATGCGCGGCCCGCGTAACACGCCATGAAAAGGATTGCGTTGATATCTGCGTCCGAATCATCACCATAATATAGCCCGCGCATATGAGTAAACCCGCCCGTGCGGAGTAGGTCAATCATGCCGCCCGTTTGGATTTCAGCTTGTACCGCTGATACAAAAAAGCCGATTTTAACGAGCGCCTGTAAAACCGCAGCGGCAAGTAAAACGTCCGTTTCACCGATTTGATCGGCGCTTGCGGTTGCCATTACGCCAAAGTATTGCACAAGCGCCGCCGTGCGAGTGATCGCAGCGCCCAAGGCCTCACCGGCATCGCCAATGGTGACGGTGACAGTGATTGCAGCGGGAGCGCTTGTCATAAGTGAATTTGCGGTGACGGTAATAAGTGCAGGCGATGCCCCGTAAACCCCTGCCATTTTTACATCAAGCGAGGTTGCAAGCGAGCCTGTAACCGTTACGGCCTCTAAGCCTTCAAGTAATCTTAGCGCCGTTTGAATCTCCGCTGCGGTATCATCCCAAGCAATTGCGCTTGTAGCGTTTCCACCATAATTTAAAACAAATGTCCCGCTAGCAGGCGTGCCCGAAAAAGCCAAGTGCTCGGTTGCAACGCCCATTAGGATGACAACCAATTGACCGCCGCCGGTTAAAATGTTTGGTTGCTGCGAGAATACCGCAAGAGCCATTTGATAAGTTTTTGAGCTTGAACCGAAGTCAGTCGCAACGTCGGTTGGGTCAATGTACTGCTTATACCCTAGCACTCCAAAGGAGCTTTCGGGAATTTCGGTTGAAAATACTCCAAGGTTTGAAGTGTTATAATCGCCCGCGCCTGCCTGCGCTTCTGATACTGAAATATTAATGATGTTTGATAAAAGTAATTGTCCCATTTGTTAAGCCCCTTTCAAGGATTCGTTAAAATTTCTACACTCTCAAACGTGTCGTAGTAATCCACGGATTTTTGCAGCGATACGGTGTATTGCATATTCACTGAAATTCTATACCTGTACGGTATTGCGGCCCCGTCAATGTCGCTTAGGTTATTAAACCTCGCACCCGCGGGGATTCTCCCAATACTAAAACTATTAGCCTCTTGTTGAGCTTGCGAGTAAATGGAATTTAATGCAAGCATGACCTCCTCTTTGCGCGTGCGCGCTGCGGGTCCGCGTGAAATGATATCGAGGTCAAGTTGGGCTAGCATATTAGCATGTTGATCGGACGCGCTCCAACCCGCACTTGATGGCCTAATGGTGTTACCAAACGGCTTGCATACGGGCACTGATACCGCGATAAAAAGCCCGTCGTCGGTGGGTTTAAAGATTTTTTGATTCCATAAAAACACGCGACCTTGGGCAAGCCCTAGGCTCCGCTCTAAGATTTCGCAAAAAAGTAGGAGCGCATCTCCCACCATTATTTGAGCGCTCCCGGTATCTGCCAAACTATCAACGACCTCAATAGTATCAAAAAGCTTTGAGGGGTCGTCGTTCAATGTGGTGGGTGCAATGTATAAGCCCGTTAGCGCGCCGATAGTCCCGCCCGCGCCGCCCGGTGCGACGGTAAACGTGTAAGGCCCGGTACCGCCTGAAGCTAAAAACGACGCCGTATTTTTAACGGCAAGCGCGGTCTTTGTTTGGGTAATGGTTAAGCTCATGGGTTAGGCCCCGCCCCGGTGTAATCGAGCACTATTTCGTATTCAAGGTAACCGTACAGCGAGTAATCCTTAGCCGCCATCACGCGCGCCTGCGCGCCTAGGTACGTGATTACCTCATCAACGGTGAGCTTTAGAGACACGTCGGAATGCACTAGCTGCCAATTCCAACCGCGTTGCCCTTCAGGTTTCATCTCAAGCCTTCGACCCATTAGCGGTTGAATCACGCCTCTAAAATTTACATTGGTGGGCGTTTCAACTAATTGAAACCCAACCGTGGTTTTGACAATTGTCGTAAACACCATAGGTTGAAACCAATCAGTCATTGCGCCTGATACATTAGGCACCGTGCCCGCTTGAGCATTCAAAGGCACTTGTGATGCGTTTTGAATGGTGCTCATGACTCTTTCACCTCGGACGCTATGCTGTCTCTTAATTGTTGAGTATCAACCAAAATCATGCCGGTATTATTTTCGTACGATTTTGACGCCCAAGGTGCCCACTTGCCAAAACCGCCGGTCATGAAACCGTCACCAATAATTTGCTCGCCCGTTATCGCCATGACTTTAACCCATGGGGTGAGCGTGCCATCTTTGATAACTCGGGCTAGAACTTTTTTATCAAACGCGCCGCTTGCAACCAAGTACTTGTACAAATTGTCAATGAGTGGAATGCGCAAAAATGAGCGTTGAGGTAACCCTTGGGATGGGTCGCCCATTTCATGTTTTGCGCCAATGTCTGCATTGGAGAGTGCGCCCGATTTTGAGCGCGCGACCTTATCGCCCATGATACCAATTTTAGCCATTGGGGGTTTTGCCTTAAGGGCCTTGAGTAACTTATCAAGGTTTTTAGTATTGAGGGTGTACGCTTCATCGCTCACGCGCGTGTACTCCCATAAACTGCAAACATTTGGCCCGCAAGCTGAGGCAGGATTAGCGCAAGAAATTGAGCCCCGTAGTTTGTCTTGGTAAAGATTGCGAACTCGGGGTTGTCCATTATGCGTTGAGGGATTCCAAACGATTCGGATACCGAGCCAACGCTCTTGCTTTGTTGCAAAAAGTTGAATTGACCATTTAAGCCCTGCGAGCTTGCTCTAATATTCATCACCAAATAGTGCGCAGATAGAAGGAGGTACCCTACGTTGTAGGAGCCTTGGCTATCAAAAAAGCAGGGATTGAAATTTACATTGGTGAAGGTGAAAGCCTTTGAAATGTCCGAATCAAGAACGGACGTTAACGGGTCAACCCCGTAAGGGAAGTCCCGATTGAAAAAACTTTTAAAATCGCTCACCGATGGATTCACATAGGCCATTTAAAAATCACGCTTTCATAAAAACGCCCGAGGGGTTTTTAGTCCCTCGGGCGAGTTTAAAACATTGCCCGTGAGGCTTGTTTAGAATTGGAAGTAGATCATTTCAAGAGGGCGATAAGTCAATACACCCGTGAATTGTCCATACCCTGCATTCTGGAATGAGAAGTTATCCAAAGAGTTTGCCAAGGTGCTTTGATAGTCCAAAGGCAAATCCATTCTCACTGACTCTTCATCGCTATTGTAAAGAGCGTACTTCTGAACACCGAGTTCATTGTAACTTGCATCACCATAAGCAAGAGGCAAAATTTTGAATTGCTTATTGCGGGTGATGAGTTGAAGCGCCTCTTCCAAAACTTGCAAAATCGACTTGATTGGAAAATCAGGTGACGATTGAGCGGCAAGCCCATTGTAATCACTCTCAGGAATTACAAAATGAGTTGGCCAAGCGGTACGGTTACAATTAGAGCGGTAAGCCTCAATGAGGGTTGCGCAAAATTGCTTAAGGTCAGTCGTGCTCATTTGGCTAATAGGTTGGGTGATGAGCGCGGTGTTTACAGTAACGCCGGGTTGATTTAAGAGGCCAAGGCAGGTGCCCGAAGCTCCGTTCATTCCCTGCGCGCCCAAAAATGCAATGCGCTGAATACCCAAATCCCAATTGCGCTTACGCGCCTTTTCTTTCGCGGCAACCAAATCCCAATTTCCAGACTTAGCCGCAAACTCCAAATCAAAGATGCTCCAACCGATGGATTTAGCCCATGGGTATACTTTGACATTGAGGGAATCGACCGCAGCATCAGCACTCGCCAAGCGTGCGTTTTGTCCACCAGTGTTTAAAATTCCAGTCTCAAACGCGTCCGCAGCGTCAAAGGAGCGGTACGTTGTGAGGTTGGTTGACCATGAGCCCTCGCCTACTCTGACTGGCAGGTAATCGGCGGGAGCGATTTCAAAAAACTTTTGTTCTGAAATCTTTTTTACAATTGTGGTGAGCGTGGTGATCGATACTTCGTAACCAAGTTCATTTTGGAAACGGTCATTGACCTGTCGTTGCATGTAATCCGCGTGATATTGCTCGCGCTTGGTGAGCTTGATTGGCTCGCCCTTTGCGTTTAGAATGGTAGGTTGCTTTAAACTTTTCATTTTTATAATCTCCTTTTATTTTAAATTAAGCCTTCAAAAAGCCCGGTGTTTTTAGAACTACGCGAATCAAAACGCCCGCGCCTGCGGCTTTATCTAAAGCCCAACCCACAATGTCGGCGCCGCTTGCGCCAACCTTAGCAGCGACCGCGCCGGGTGAGGATAGCTCAAGCTGAACTTGAGCCCCGCGTGCGATTGCGTCGGTTGCGTACAAGTACATCACGTTGCCGCTCATCGAGATTTCGCAAGGCATACCTGCCACAAATTGGCGGGTCTTAATGTCGAAATTGATGAACCCAAGGCAATCATCGGAATCAGCGGCGCATCCTACAACCTTAGGCAACCCACCTGCGGAATCCACCATTTTAACGGCGCTACCGGGGTAGAGTGCGGTTGCTTGGGATACATCCACCATGACCGCCATGGTGTTATAAGGAAAGCGCATGTCAATCATCCCGACGGTAGGAGATTGAGCAAAGCTATTTTGAGAGATAGAAGGGGCCGCGGTTGTAACCGCAAGCTCCGCAGATTCATCAGCTACAGCGCCCGAATCGGTTGCAACGACCTTATAAAAATAAGGGGTATTTGGGATGAGGCCCGAATCATCAAGGGTAAGCGCCGTTGCGCCGGTAATGATGTTACCTCCGCCCGGTACGAATCCGCTCACCACTGAGCGGTACCATTGATAAGTGTAAGGCGCTGCGCCCCCTGTTGCTACTGCGCTTGCGAGCTTTGCAGTAGTAGACCCGACTGATACTTGACTTAAAATTCCTGCGGTAGTTGCCATTTTAATTTATCTCCTTTTCTTAAATTCTATTTAGTTTGAACCGTAACGGGATTTTCCAAGAGCTACGCGGTCGGCGGACAACATAACCTCAGGAGCCTCTTCACGTTCACTTGAATGGTGTGCATTTCTAAGAGCGTCGGCTTTTTTCTTAGCCGCAAGCTTTTTAGCTGCTTCAAGCTCGTTACTCTTTTTCTTAGCCTCTTCAATTTCTTTTTCTTCATGCTCGGCAAGTTGAAGCGCCTTTTTCTTGGCCTCTTCATCTTCGCTTTCTGCATTCTCAACGTCGTCGCCCGCTTCTACTTCGGCATCATCTTCATTCTCAACGTCGTCGCCTGCTTTTTTCTTTTTAAGAACGTCAAGCTCATCGCACATTGCCTTATGCTTCTCTAAAAGCTCACCAACGTTGCACATAGAACCGTCGTGAAGCTTGACCTTGTGGCTTGGGTCTGCTTCAACTTCATTCTTTGCTTTTTTATCTTCCATCAAATCCATTTCATTGATGAGAGATGTGAGCGTTACTTCTTTTCCTGATTTTGGGAGCGTTACACTCATGCCCTCAATATCGAGAGTATTTTCTACTTTAGTCTTTTTGAAAAATTTGAAAGCCATTTCTGTTACCCCTTCTTTGCTATTTGCTAGCCGTTTCAATTCCACGTTTTTATCATCGTTGTACTTCTTATATTGTTCAGGCGTCAAAATGACCGACTCCTCATAACGAGGATTTCTAACAATCGCTAGGTGCTCGTACTCGCCGCCTGTAATCTCTTTAGAGTAGCTAACTCCATTCCATAGCCCACCATTTGTAAAGCTTTTTGGAATGTACGCATTCGATAAACGCATCCCGTTTTTAATAGCCTTCTCTGCGCGCTCACTCACTACTATAAATTTAACCCAGTGCTTACCATCCGCGCTATTGAAAAAACTTTCAACGACCCAACCGTCCGCTTCTTTTCTAAGCTCGTCAATGTCGTCATCAACGCCCTCAACGTGCTCAACAAAAATAGGCCTGCCCGCAAATGTCGGGTCCATTGCGCGCAAGGTGTCCTCGTTTAAGAACACGCGATAAGGCTCGCCGTCCTTTTCTTGGTACTCAGCAACGCCGGGGTAGAAATGTACCCCATAGAAAATGTTGCCTTTAGAATTTTTAATAGTTTTATTCATGTTATAAATTTTATAATGGGGCGCGCCCTGCACCGGCAATTATAGTCTTGCTTGGGATTGTTGCGTCTACCGTCTTTAGAAGATATTGGGGGTTGACTAAATTTTTGTCGAGTACCTTTTAAGGCGAGGTGCTCGGGCCTAACCGGATGGTCTTTGGTACCCGTCACGCACTCCCAAATGTAATCGTCAATGCCCGCGTCTTGGTATCTGATTTCGGTAAGTTTTGCCGTGAGCAGGCTTGTCTCTTGGCGGGCTAAAAACTTAGCTTTGTTGACCGACACACCATAAGATTTTGCAATTGAATCAACCGCTGAACCGTAACGATTCCCTGCAAATACGCTCTTTTCCATTTTAGCGCGAAGCGCCTTTGTTTCCTTTTTGGTGAAATCTTTTATGTAAAGCTCTAAGTTGTTTTGCCATTCATCCGCAATGCGGGCGCGGTCGTCTTTAGTTAGCTCAGGTGCAAGCGTATAGCGTCCGATGCTTTCGCGAAAAGCCTTGTCCGTTTTAAAAATAGCGCGGTCAAAAAGGTCTTCGCACTTAAAAGCGTCGGCAATTTCATCCGGTAAAATTTGCGCGAGCCGCTTATCTATTTTGGCTATTACCTTCGCAAACCTATCGTCACTTGCGTGCACCACGTTTTGCACCTCTTGCGGGAGCTTAGCGGTTGGCAATTTAAACGTGCCCGATTTTCTATCAAACGTTGCACCAATAGCTTTAAGCCCCGCCGATACGCGCGCACTAAACTTGCCTGAAAAAGTGCCGCGGTTAAAAGTAACGGTGCCTTTAAATAGCGCGTCGGTGAGTGCTTTGGTTTTTGGGTCCACACTATTTTTTAGCGCGGACCCTTCAACCCCAAGCATCTCAATGAGCGGTTGGTAAATGAGCTTCTTAAAATACTCACGCAAGCGAGCTTCGATTGCGTCTATCTCGGTAAGCGGTTCACCAATAACGGGTAACTTTATTTCTCTCATGAATTGCTACTACAGTCATGCAAGCCTAACACTTTATTACCGCAACCCTTGCACACGTAGCCCTTACCCTCGGCCATTGCTTTAACTTTATCGCCATTGGTGGCGGTAATGAAAATCAAATCAGGTTTAGCCATTTGCTTTTTGTATTCGCTAACGGCGCTTGTAGGTACCGCTCTGTTTAGCTTGTACAGGCAACACGCTTTGAACTTCCGACCGCTTAGGCACGGGCACGGGCGATTGCGCGGGAGTGTTAGAAGCGGATTCCAAGAGTACCCCTTCATTAAGGTGAGCACTCGGCTTTTTTGCTTCGACGGTTTTTGGGGCAAGGTGGGCGCTTGTGTTGTCTGGGACAAATCCTCGGTGACGGGCAAGCTGCTCTTCTCTTGATCGGATTCCATTGTCGGCCTTTTCCTTTTCTTGTTTTGCATCAAGCTGATATTTTTCAAGCTTATTGTCTAGCGTCCTAATTGCGATACCAAGTGCGTTTGCGGTTGAGGTTTTGTTTCCTCGGTAATGCCTGAATGCTCTAAGCACTACTTGTTTTTCTATTGCCTCAAGTGTTACGCCGGGGCTCCACATAATCATGTCATCACTACTCATCACGTTTACCTCTCTTTCTTTATTTTGTTACCCAAACATAAGTATCTAAAACCGTTTTTTGACAAATTTGCAAAATGTCCGCAACGCCCGCGCCGCCCTCAATATTCCACATTAGCCCCCTAGCCGTTGCATCACACGTAGGTTGCGAGCCTGAGGTTGTAAGCTGCGCACCTTCGGTGAAAGCCGCACGTCCTACAACATCAAGAGCAACGCCGCTTGCGGCTTTTTTAGTAGCCGTCCCAATTGCAAGCTTTGAGACATAATTGTCGGCACCCGAGTCATCAAAGAGCGCCCAACAATTTGTTGCAATCGCGCAAAGAGTAGGCATTGCTTGAAAGCCGTAGACATTATTTATAGAGATTGACCCGCCTTGCGGCAAGCCGCCTGCGGCTCTAAACATAATGGCTTGGTCGATTACACCCGCGCCGCCGCTTGGGTTACCAAACCCGCCAAGTGCGCCCGTCCAAGAATCCATTGTTTTGCCGGTAGCGCCTGTGATTGCACCAACGAAACCGACATTCACGTAGCCTAAGCGTAGGCCGGTAAAATCAGGCGTCCAATCGTCTTGGAAATTAATTGATTGGGCCATGTTAGTACCGAATCCATACGCGCTAATTGGCGCACCATTGGCAACCGTTGTGTTACCGCCTATGTATTGGTTTTGAAAAAAGCCAACCGATGCGGGTGGGTCATACGTGCTATTAGCCGATATGGAACCGCCGTTTACTGATAGCGCTTGAATTTGCGCCCCCGCAGCGAGTGCCGCGGGAAGTAGACTTGCACCGCTAGTATCAATGGTAAGCCCTGATACTTGGCTTTGAGGAGTTGCGGTTGTTACTGATACCTCTACTCCTTTCACTCCGTTTGCGGACGTTGCGGTATCCTGCACGCTAGTGAAAAACTGAGCGCCCGATAAATTTGCGGTTGATGCCGTACCCGCGATAGATACGTTAGACATAAAGCCCGTCATGTTTTGAATGACTGCGGCCCCACTTACCTGCCCACCAATCGCGCCCATGGTGACATTATCAATCGTTGCATTCCCTGAAATACTTGAGTTTGCATTAACGCCTGCATAGCTACCAAGTACCGCATTGTCAGTAATGTTTGAGCTTAAGTTTAAACCTAGTACTCCGCCCGCAACCGAATTTTCACGCACTTGCGTATTGATGTTTAGCGCCTGAATGTTGCCGCCATTTGCGGAGCCGCTAACATCAATGCCGATAGGGACGCCCGTTATTGAGCCCGTTGATGCCGTATCGTTTACCGTGATATTTGATATCACCCCGGTCAACCCGCCAGCACGCGCCGAATCCTCAAGCGTTAGATAAGTACTAACCGCATTCACATTTGTATCAACAACCGAGGTGCCTTGTATTTGAGACGACGCCGCAACGACATTGATTCCCTGTGATGAGGTAGACGCGCCGTGAAGATTTACTTGCGCTACCACGCCTTGTACTTGCCCCGCGGTAACATCGGTCAGCGCCACGCTATTGCTTGCCATGGTAACGCCTGTAAGCGTGTTACTACCCGTTGCTAAATTGTTTTGAACACCTGTAAATGAGGTTACCTCGTACCCCGGCGCAATGTACCCTTCTAAGTTAAGCGTCCTAAATTGGTTAAGCTTGCCCGCAGTATCAAGTAGGTAGTTACCCTCAATGACAGACCCATAGTTAACCTCACCTGTACCGCCTAAATAAAGCCTTGATGTGTGCGCTTGAAGTGAGCCCCCGAAATCGTGACCGCCGTTTGCAACGTCGTATTGGAGATTCACCCCAAGGCCTACGCGATTACTCGTTGCGGTTGAGCTTGTGGGCTCAATTGCGCTTGATAAGCGGTACTGCGTTTTATTGGTGCCATCAAGAACGTCAAATGCCTGCACCGACTCCCAGCCGCCCGATTGGCTCATCACCATTTGGTCAAAACCATTGGTGCGCACGGTGAGGTCAACGGCGTCGGTCGTACCTAAGATACTACCGCCTGAGCCCGCATTGCCTGATAAACTCCAAACCTGATTTAACCCGGCTTTCGCGTTGAACGTACTCCAATCGCTAGAGGTCAAATAACCGTCATTGCCCGACGTTGCCGCTGGCATAGAGATTACAGGGCTTGAACCGCCCGAGCTTTGCACGGGAGCCGATGCGCCTACACTTGATACGGGTACGGTGCCCGGCGATAAACACTCACCGCTTTGAAAGCAAATCTTATCCGGCAACGATACCGCGGCGGCCTCGCCATTGTTTGAGCCCCAAATAAAAGGCGAGCCCGCATGAGCGGGTACGCTTAAAGCGCTTAGCGCAAGTAAAATAATATTTCGCATCAATGACTCCCGATACTAATTAAATAGATTTATGATAAGCTCGCCCGTTGAGGCGTCCCCGCTAATACCAATGACTGATAACGCTGCACCGTAAGGCATAAGCAAACGCACTTGTCCGTTGCCTCCCGGTGTTATGTAGAATTGTCTCACCTCACTACCGGGCGCGCCTACGCCTAAAGCCATGGTCTTGCCGCTTGAATCAAACACCTCAACGGTCGATACCGTGGTGGGGGTTGCATCAATAAGCTGCGTCCACGCTGAGGTAGTGACAGGCGTTGAAGAGTATACTTTGCGCACTTGTGCAACGGGTACCCCGATGCCGAATGCGTTGACCGCCATGACTGCTAAAAGAATTGCTACGATTGTTTGCTTCATTAAATTTTGCCCCCTAGTTTTTTATATGTCCATAAAATGTACTGCCAAATCTCCCTACCGTAAGTCTTGATGCTAATACCCTTTGCTTTAGACCATAGCGCTTGATCGGCGTGCATTGGATTGTCGAAAATGTGTTTACGCCTAATATCGTATTGAGCATCGCCGCCGTCCGCTTCATAGCTTGCTTTATCAAACGCTACCGAATTGAAAAGCCCTGCTAGTGCGTTTTTGACCGAATCAAGCTTAAAGATTTTATCCATTACCTCAACGATTTTTTCGGAATACTCTTTTTGCTTGGCCTCGGGTATGAGCGCGCCCCCGCCGGTAGCCTCAATAAGTTTTTTAGTCTCAGCGTGTACCTCGGAATATTTAGTTTTTACCTCGGTGATTTTAGCGCGTAACCCCTCAAGCTCATCGGCGGGCATATCTTTAGAGCGGCCTAGTTTAGCCGATAACTCATTGTACTCGGATTGCAGCGTTTTTTGCGCGTTAACCGCATCGACTAGCCGGTCATCCTTAGTCTTAAATAGGTCGGGCCTGAAATTGGTTTTGAAAGCCTCAGGTAGCGTACCCTCATCAACCATTTTTGCGGCCTTAGCCGCTGCGTACACTTCAAAGCTACGCGCAAAAATTTCAGTAGGCCCCGCCAAGTACCTCTTAAAAGGTGTTTCGGCCATTTTGAAATAATCGGTATCTTTTAAAAGCGTTTCAAGCTCACCATGAAGTTTTTGCAATTCAGGGCTAGCAGGCCCCGTACCCGCAACGCGCCCTAAATGAACACCCGCCGAGGACGCCCCTAGTCTATCGCTTAGCGCGTAATCAATTGCGTGCCCGATTTCATGCAAAATGCTTTTTACTACCATGCCCCTATTGGATGCAATGTTGACCCGAGGGTTTACGGTTTTGAATTGTTGAAAATGAGCCGTTGTCTTTTTCTCCGCGGATATGTTTTGGCAAACAAAATCTAAAGGCGTTTTAAATTTTATGCCCATTTCAGATAGCAAAACCTCGGACCCCTGCACGTACTCATTGAGCATAGCTTGGTCTTTTAAGGACGCCTTACCGAAAGCAACAAAGCCCACCATATTACAGGTTGTACCCTTTGGTGACTTGTAAGGAATCTTTGAGGGCTTTCCTAAATCGCCGCGGCTACCTACCGCCCCCGTACCGCCCGTTATAATTTTATTGATTGACTCAGTTTTTGAGCCCTCACTCTTAGGCTCAACTAGCTCAAAACTTTTAAAGGGTTTTTTCTTAGCGGGTTTATCCTCTTTTCCCTTTGAGGTCTTGCCGCCGCCTTTACCAAATTTGCCGTCCTCGGCTCTTGGATGCTTTGATTCCTCCCACTCGGCATTCATCTTTTTAGCATTTGGTGCAGCGTTTGAACCGCCCTTTGCACCTGCTTTCGGCGTGGCCTTCTCACCATTGTCATCGCCACCCTTCCCGTCGGTATCCTCGGGGGCCTCGGCCTCAAGCTCGGTAAGGGCAGCATCACTCGTATCGAGCGTCACATCAAACAAACCGCCTTTGTTGCAAATGTCCCTAAACTCCTCAACCGTGATTTCGCCCGATTGTTTAGCTTGCATAGCTCTACTAAATTTTTGGGTCTTTACATTCTCCTCATCAACCGCACCGAGCACGCGCAAAGGCTTAAACGCAATTGATAAGTCTTCGGGTACAAATCCAAATAGTTTTTGGCATTTAACTTCAATGAGCTTTAAGCTCACGGGCTTTAAACGTGTGCGCACTTGCGACTCAACCATTGAGTTATAGACCTCAATATCGTCCTCACCCGAATTGAAACCCGCGGATGAAATGCCGAAAAGCTTGGTAAGCGGCATACGCATGTCGGATGCTACCTGCATACGAATGCCTGCCATTGCATCACCTAAGCCCGCAAAGCTTAATTGCTTATGATCAAAGTCATCTTCACTGTCTAGCACTACAGCGTTTTGGTAATTTTTCTGCCAGTTAGCCATTTGCACACGCTGGGCTACTTTAGCTTGGCCATTTGGGCTCATGAGTGTATTGACAAGGTTTTTAATTTTGTACACGTCAAGCTTAAATTCATCAAGTACCTCAAAGCCAAGGTCGGTGGACTTTAGGTATTGATTAATTGAGCGCACCAATGTCTCAACTACTGAAAAGCCCCAACCGCGTAAGCGCGGCCTAATGAAGCTAGGCGCAGTCATTCCCTTCATGCGAAGTACTCGCGACTTGTGAAGCTTTTTGCCGTAGTAGGAGTAGAACTCAAAATCAGCGCTTTCACCTGATAAGTCCATTGACTCATCAACGTTTTGCGCGTCCCAAAATAGCTCCCACATGTCAACCGCGCGAAACTCAAGAGGCGTGTCCTCGCCAATTGCGGCTAGGTCAAGCGGCTCTTCAGGGTCTTGATCGGTCATGATGATAACGCCCGCCCCACCAAAAAGCCTATTCCATTTACCCGCCTGCCCAATGGTGAGCAAATCCTCATCGCGGTCTAGTGATAAAACAAGCGCCGCAATGTCCTCCTCACCTAGCTGCTTTGACTTAATTTCAAAGCCGCCACGTAAGGCATCATCGATGGGTACATCGACGATTGTCTGAACTAAGCCTATCTCAACGTAAAGCTCGTTGAGTAGTTGGCGCATGTTTGAAACCAAGTACCAACGTAGGTTTTTAAATAGCGTGCCGGTGTTTGATACTTGCTCGGTGCCGGGAGTGCCAACGCCTAGAGCGCCTGACTGTAGCCCAAACGGGCTAAACTGAGTATACCCAATTGCGTCGCCTAGGCCATTCTCTACTTTAGATGCGCTAGGTTTTGGCGCCGCTTGATTCTTAACTGCCCTTGGTTTTGGTGTGCTCGTTTTTGCCATGTCGTCCTTTTTATAAAACGTCGGCAATAGAAAAGCCGCCGCCGTTTAGCTCGTTGAATGCGCCTGAGAGTGTGTCAACAATATCATCATGAGCCCCATCGGGAAAATTCTCAAGCTCGTTAAAAAAATCTTTATTCCACGGTGCGCGCTTCACCATTATGTTATGCCTCTCCGCTTGCGCCGATGCGGGCTTAGCGCGCGTTACCTTATCTTTACTCGTTAGCATGGTGCGCACATAGTAACCACTTAGCATCTTTACAAAATTCTCGGCCTCGCTAACGCCCGCGCTACCGGGGTCTTGCTGGCTCATAATCTCAACGCTCACCGAATCGTGCGTTGCCGTTGTCTTGATAAGCCCTTCCACTTGTCCCGGCGTATCGCGCATAGATTTAAGGTCACCTACACAATAAGTACCGTTAGGGTACGCGTACAATAAAAGGCCGCGTGTCCAGTCGGGGTCTTTGTTTGTCTCGTTTGGTTTTGTTGCGGCCCTATCCCAAAATCTTATGATGCGTGTCCAACCGCCGGGAATATGGTCAACGATGGGAAACCATTCCTCTCTAAATATTAAGCCCGCACTTGGCCTAATATTCCAATTCCCGCCATGCAATCGCTCACGGTCAACGCGTGACTGCGCAAGTAGGTTACCGAGATACGCCGGGTCTTTATTCATTAGGATTTTATTGTCCTCAAGCTTAGCTGAAATGAAGGTGACTGATTTTGGTTGAATCTCAGGCCCGCGCCCATACTGCGCGTGTATTTCATCGGCGCTATCTGCCCAAATCATTTTGTCATTAATGCGAATAAACCAACGTAAAACGCCTGAACGTTCAGCGATGGGGTAACCGTCCTCACCTATCCACCAATCGATAAACTGTCTCACCCAAGAATCAGGGTCAGGGTTGCACGTAGCCCTAATGCGCGGCTTTACGCCCGAGGTTGATCTGTTACGTGTGAGCATGTAGAAAAATTGAAATTCCGAGAAGTGACAGAGTTCATCGAATCCAATCCAAGGTATTTGCGAGCCTTGGTAATTATGCACGTCCTTATCATATTCAAGGTTGGCAAATGACATGCTCATCCCCGTTGTGAATCTCCATTCAAGGTATGACTCCCGAGGCGTTGCACGCAAATGCGCATAGACTGTCATTGAGGTATCCCAAAGGCCTCCTTCCGTTCTAATTTGTACACTGGTACGCCTAAATATTACCCCACCAAACTCGGCGTTGTCATGGTGTCTTAAAGGGTCGATGAGTAGGCCAAATGTTTTTCCTCCGCCTGCACTAAGCCGCCCCGCCATAAACTACAATGTCGGCCTTTGATGAAAGGAAAAACATTTGTGGTCCTGATTGGGGGGCTATTTTAATTACCTCCTGACTCATCACTTTGCTCCTAATTGGAATTTTCCATTTTTACCGGTAACGCTAGCGTATGAAGGGATGCCTCTCATGCGGCGGTTACGGTTAATAGTGCGCTTAGAAACACCATGTCTCAACGCTAATTTATAGTCAGGCATTGAGCCTAACTTTGAAATGCACTCGCGGCTTAACTCAATTTTATTATGCCCCGCCATTGGCGGGGGCGGTGAATTGCGCCCCTTCGCTATCATGTCTTTTACGTTATCGTGATTAGTACCTAAAAATAAATGGTTAGGCCTTACGCATTTTGGGTTGTCACATTTATGGCAAACAAAAAGCCTTTTAGGTATCTCACCAATTAAAAGCCTCCAAGCAATTCTATGCGCTTTATCAGTTTGTTTACCTACGCCAAATACGCCGTAACCCTTCTCGTTAAGCGCCGCAATCCACTCCCAACATGAATCCGATTTTTTAACCTTTGCCCAAAATTTCATTTCGGATTTAGCGCTTAGTTTTTCTTTTATCACTTGCCCCCCCCCATAAATTACAATATCGGCATTGCTCGCTAAGAAGTCGTACTGCTTACCGTTTTGCGGTGCTATACTAATTCGCTCGCTTTGCATGACCTATTCTTTTTTTGGCTATCTCAAAATACTCGGCTTCTTTTTCAATACCGATAAAATCAAAGCCGCACTCTTTCGCGGCAACGCCAGTGCTACCGCTGCCCATAAATGGGTCAAGCACGGTGCCGTTAGGCGGCGTCACCATTTTGATTAGGTAGCTCATGAGCTTTTTACTCTTAACCGTCGGATGGCCGTTGACTTCGCATCCCGCATTGCGCTCGCTACTTGATATTTTAGCACAGTAAAAAAAGCGGGATGCGCCGCCGGAGTCGCCGCCGTAAGTTCCGGTCACCACTCCGCCGCCGCCATAGGCTACATTGGGACCGTCGCCTCGCTTGTGTCCTTGTTTGAGTTGGCCACTCTTCAGCGTACCACTCTGCATATCAAGCATCTTAACCGCACACTCTAAATCGCATTGCTCGTCCTCGCAATGTGGCGAGTGGGATAGGACTAGGTTTGCGGGAAAGCGGCCTTGCATGTTGTATATGGGCACCCCGCCCGTACCATTCGCGCCGCCGTACCCCATTGCATTGAAATCCTTTTGCGTGGCGGTCGGGTTAAGGTCTTGCGCTGCAATCCTACTCGCATCAATATTAATCGCGCCAGTGCCCCACTTAAGCACGTTAGCCGCAACGGTTTTTTCACTGAGGGGCTTGCGAACTAAAATCCAGTGCTCGGATGCGGGTTTAAGTGCAGTGCCCCAGCCGTCCCATTGTTTTGCGCTATCGGTTGCGGGGTTGTCTCGCTTTTCGCGCTCGTTACTGCCCGCCTGATCAAATTTTCCCGCGAACTCTGCGCTCTTAGTTTTACCTTGACGAGTTACCTCACGCTCGGCACCCGCCGCCTTATCAATCGCCTTGCTCACGTTTAGGGATTTCGGAAACCCGCTGCCAAACAAATGTGTGATCACGTCTCGCACTTCGAAACCCGCATCCCCCAACGCCGTCGCAGTCCAATGGCTTGTCCGAGGTAAAGCCCAAATTAAACCATGCGCACCCGGTTTCATCGCCGCATGCGCTTGCTTCATCGCGCTTGTCATCCAAGTAACCCATTGCTCGCGGCCCCCTTTATTATGGTCCCATTCCTTATTCATGAAGCTGATACCTGCGGGTGGGTCAGTAACTAATGCATCTATTGAGTTTGGCTCAATCCACGCGAGTACGTCTAAACAGTCACCATTTAGTAACTCAGGCTTTTTCATTTTTCGGTAACCTCGGACCCATTAGCGGGCAAGGTCACTATGACTTGAATTGGGTTACCGTCTTTACCGTGATGCTCTTGCACGTCGGTAAACATTTTAAAGTGCTTACCGATAAGCTCACATGCTCTTAAAATATCGGCGTGTTTAGCAAGCGGTTTTGCATAAGCGATTTCAGCAATGCGCTTTAGATTGCGCTCAGCGGATATCTCTAAATTTACCTCGATTTTAGCGACCGCCTTGTCAATCATTTCTTTAATATTAGCGCGCGCTAGCATACGTGATGCGCCTGAACACGCGGCCTTTGCGCCGTACCCCGCGGCGACATATGCACGTTGTGCGTTTAGGTCTTTCACATACTCGCGTACAAATATTCTCTCTTTGATTCGCGCCGCTTGAGTTTTAGCGGGAAGTTTAGGATTACCGCGCTTTCTTTTTCTAGCTGTCATTGTCTAAAAATACTGAGGGCAAGCGCGTTACAATTGCAAGTAAAAAATGCCGGAATAATATGCCGACGCGGAGCAGGGCAAAATCACATGCTCGCCCGTGGCTCCGTTTTTGATTGCGGGGTACCCCTCATCACCAAAGAGGAGAATGGCGCGCCGCTCACGTCAAGCGCGCACGGTTTGCGGTTATAAACCTGCTACCAACCCGAGATAGATTTGATTTTGATGCGCGCTACCACGTCACTTAGCGATACCGCAACGTGTTCAAGCTTTGCGTCATTGCCCACTGCACCGATGCATTTGCGTTGATCGCGATTCACCGCGTGCAAGCGTTTCACCAAAGTTTGGAGCCTCGCGCTTGATTTGGTTTGCACAATTTGCGCGCGAAGCTTTTTCCTAAGCCGCATCCATCGCTCAATTCTTTTATTCAATTGCATTAGTAGAAATCCTTTCCTTCTTTTATTTTTTTATTGTCTCGCTTGGTTTTTTCACCATGGCACTTTTTGCAAAGCGCTTGCATTTGGGTCGAGGGTATAAACATACGCTCAATGATTAGTGTGTCAACCTCACCAATTGGTTTTATGTGATCGGGGTAAACTTTGGGCGCTTTAGTTTTGCACTGCTCGCATATTGAAAATCCATCGGGACCGATTGCGCGCTCCAAACAAAGTTTGCGCGAGTACGACCACGCCCACACTTTCCTAAGTGCAATCCTAACTCGCTCTTTATCCTTTTCGTTGAAACCATCGGTTAACTCTTTTTTCTTTTTAGGAGTGCGCGTGGTGTACGACTTCACCAATTTTAAATAATCATTCATAACCGCACGCGCCCCGATTACGGCGCCGTCGCATACTCCGCTAATTGAATCGAGGTAATGTTTTAACCCCGCCCAATTATGAATTGAAGTGGGGAATGTTTTATCGCGAGCGGCGTCACCTACAAAGTCACATTTTTGGGGCTCATTTTCATATGCCTTTTCACGGTCCATTTTCTTGCAAAAATCCTTGAAGTTTTTAGGCCTCATTTTTACTCTCCTTTTTAGTGCTCAGGGTGAGGGGTGGGGGTGAGCCCCCCCGTTTCCCTATATACAGTATATATATGCTATATAATGTATACCTTGTATAGCTAGGTATAATACTACTAACTCTATACTCTATATAGAATTACCCTCACCCCCCTCACCCTACACCCTATATAAGTATTAATAGCCATTTTACCGATATAACAGAGGGTGAGGGTATGTGGTGAAGGGTGAGGGGGCCCCCTCCCCTTTTAATAGAAATCCTCAACAATCGACTCCCGTTTGGTGATACTCCAGAAAGGATACCCTTTAACTTTCCGTTTTTCAAAACCGAGCTTTTTTAGGGCAAGGCCCGCCATTGCCTGATTTCTGGAGTCATTTTTCCAAAGGGTGAGGGGGCCCCCCTCACCCAGTAGGCTAGAAATTCTAAACTTGGTTAGGTCAAAATTCTCATTGATTTTGGGGTCATTTTTTAGCCTCTCAAAGTAGTCAGAAATTTGCTCCGCCATAACGTCCGAATCGTCCTCAATTACCGCATCCATTTGCGCCTCCTTTTCATACCGTTTTGCGGCCCCTGTTAACTCTAAATGGTGACCTTTGCTATATACTCCCGTTTTGTATAAATAGAGGGCCTCGGCAAATAGCTGCGCCCGCTCTTTTTTAAGTACATCAAAGTTAAGCGCACCCACTTTAACAGGTTTAAATCGTCTATTGCCTGTCTCATCTTTTAGGTACTGGTCTTTGTTTGTTGTACCAAAAAACACGCACCGCCTAGGTAGCTCAACCAAGCGCCGCCCGAATGGTGGTCTAAACTTATCAACGGTACGGGTAACGAAACTCTTAACGACCTCAGTTTCATTTTTGCGTAACGACGCAAGCTCACCCATTTCAACAGACCAGTTACCTTGCAATGATAGCGCGCTATCCTTATCCGCTAAATTTGGGAGCCAATCCAAAAAGTACGACTCCCCTACAAGCAACCGCCCAAATGAGCTTTTACCAATTCCCTGCGCACCTTTAAAAATAGGCATCCAATCAAATTTAGTACCGGGCTCATAAACCCGCATTACATGGGCAACGAGCCATTTGGTGAATACTTGGTTTAAATACTCCTCATCACCCTCGGCCTCAAAGTTATCGGTAAGCCACGTTGCAAGCCTAGGTACCCCATCCCACTTTGGTAATGCGTCTAGCATCTCCCTCACCGGGTCAAACGCATTCTTAACTGCAATGAATGATACCGCCTCATTAATTAAAATGGTATTTGGTTCAAATCCAAACCGGGTGCTCAAATACATTTTAACTTTAGAAATCTCGGGGTCGTCAATGAAGGTACCCGCCTTAGTACCCCAAGGCGCATCGCACCCGTAAACCTCTCTAAATGCAAAATCGTCACGCTTAAATAAAACCGCACCCTCTACCGCGTTCTCTAAAATGAGGCACACGTTTTTAAGCGTAGACTTTGGGGGGCCCTCTCCATTAGGTCCGGTGCGCGCTAAGTCTTGAGCCCAATGCCGCATTTCTTTTAACGTTTCATTTTGTTTGGATAACTGAAGGCCGTTAAGTTCAATTTCTAATTCCTCGCTTATCGGTGCGGCTTTAAACAAATCACTAATACTACCGTTTAAGAATACTTTTTTAATGGTGTACTCCCACACCCACCTTGCCGCTACATCCCGGCGCTCAGTCTTTGCATGGTCATAACCACACTCACCTAAATAAGTACTCTTATCGGTGAGCACGCTAAGTATTTCATCACGGCTCATTCCTGCTTTCATCATTGAGGTACCGGCAAGCATGAGGTAGGCCGACCTATCGGAAACCTTAAGCCCCTTCCACATTCCACTCACAATGAGCGCGCGCACATTTTCAGTGACCCTAGGCTCCCACCTAATATCAAGCCCGTCGTCACACTCCCAATTAAACAAAGGGCGTGTATCACCTTTCACTGTCGCCGTGGCCTTTGATGTTTTGTCGGCACCTGATATCACCACTAAAGGAAAATCGCCCACACTCACGGGCTCCTCACGCCACACATAAGGCTTGCCCGAATCAGGATGAATGCTAGGCGGCAAAACAACCTGCCTCCCCTCACTATAAAGGGCAACCTCCCAAGCGGCGCTCATCCGAATACCTGCACCTAGCTCCTCACGGGTCAACTCCGCAATGTCGCGCTTGCTTGGATTCTTTGACGGCATGTGGCATTTCACCTCGTCATTTGACCTAGCAATAGTCACGGTCTTAAATGGTGCGCTTGTCACGGTGTAAAGGTGCAAAGACCCGCCGCCTCGCCCGCTATTCACCTGAGGGCAGGTAACCCCTCTCACTGCCCTGTAGCCCGCATCTAAGGCCTCAAGTCTATGCTTCTCACTCTTTGAGCGCACGTCAACGTCAACGACCGCTAAAAAGCCCCGACCTACACGAGACGCCGACCCAAGCCTAACCCCGATATTTTGCCCACTCACATAAGACGACCTAAGACTTTCAACCGTTTCACGCTCGCCCGTTGTCCAACCGGATTTTGCGGGTCGCTTTGATTTTGGATGCAACCAATGCACCGCAAAACCAAGCGCGTGCAATTTTTCCATTTGGGCTAAAACCGCACCCTTGTCTATTTCTTTGCTTTTATTTTTTGTCATTGTCTGTTTACCTATGAGGTCGCATTTTTACTTTGAGTTCAAAGCCGCTAATTCTTTTTGCTTGCGAAGTCGCTTTGCTTTGCGCTTTGCTTTAGCCCGAGGCAAAGACGCCGCAACCGTTTCAACCATAACCGCGTAACTCACGCGACCTCGTGACAGGGTTACAATCCTCATCATTTGCTCGGGCCTTGGTAAACAAAACGCGCGTTTCCACGCACTTACGGTTGTGAGGTCAACCCGCATAAGTTTTGAAACCTCGTAAGGGGTCGTTTCAACAATCCAATCACCTAGCGTCATAATAATTCTCTCCTTTATATGGTGTAATAAAAATACATACATTTATTTTCTTGACGACAATACACAGGCCCGATTAGGGTGTCATCAAGCTTTACAAAATTTAAGTGGGAGATTTTAAAACGTGCGCCTAACGTTTGATGAAGGTCAATTTCAATTATATTTTTCGGAGCCTATCTCTCCAAAAAATCCTATACCTGAGAAGTTTCAACGCCTTCGCGGGTCTAATATTTTAGTAACCCGTGATTACCGGGCGGCGCGCACCTTAAGCGCCTATGCGGACGACAAAGCAAAAACCGTCTTATCTAAAGCGTTTGTTGACCGCTATGCAATGCCCGCGTGCGCGCTGCCTGAGTTTTTAGATGCTCACCAAAAAGAAGGGGTGACCCATATTCTAACCCGTTCGCGCTCCTACCTTGCGCACGCCGCGGGTGCCGGTAAAACCGCGCAAGCCATTGTGAGCGCTATGATGTGCGACGCTTTCGGGCAAGCGGTCTTTATCGTGCCGCCGTCGCTCACCTTAAATTGGGCGCGTGAGTGCGAAAAGTTTTTCTTAATGGTGACTAAAAACAAAAACGCTTGGCCTGATATTGCGGTCATTCCTGAAACCGACCGCAAGGACTATGCAGGGTGGAATGCTGATTTTCTAATCGTGCCCGACTCTATGATTAGTACCGGGTGGGTAATGGAAAAACTTCAATCCCTTACCATTAAATTTTTAGCAGTGGATGAGGCCTCGCGCTTTAAAGATTCAAGCGCGTCCCGCTCCATCGCCCTTTACGGCGGTCAATTTAAGATAGGTAAACACGCAGGCAAAAAATCGGCGGGGCTTATTTTTAAGGCCCGTCATACGGTGTTTATGGACGGCTCACCAATGCCGAATCGCCCTATGGAATTGTGGGCGCCTACATTCGCACTCTCACCTGAGACAATTGATTTCATGCCTCAAAACGATTTTGGATTTCGCTATTGTGGGGCTAAGCAAAATGCGTTTGGCCAATGGGAGTTTAAGCACTCATCGCATGAGCGTGAGTTAAACGAGCGCCTAATAGGTAGCGGCTTTATGCATGTGGTGAGCGAGTCAGCACTCAATCACCCCGAGCGCCTGCGTACAATGCAGTTTTTAAATAAAGATTTACGCTCAACCGAGCATAAGAAATGGGAAAAAGCAAACCTTGCACGCATTGATTTAAAAGCCGTGATGAGCGAGCGCGGGCCTATTAGTGTACACAGTGAGCGCTTGAGCGGCGAGCTTGCGCATTACCGGCGCGAGCTTGGCGTGCGCAAAATCAAAGCAGTGAGCGCTTACGTGAAAGATAAATTAGATGACAAGGGCGAGAGTATTTTGGTATTTGCACACCATAGAGAGGTGTGCGAAGGGTTAGCGCTTGCCTTAAAAGAGTTTAAGCCCGCACTTGTTATGGGCGGCACCGACGCGCGATTGCGTGAGGAGTATTTTAGCGCATTTAACTCGGGCTCACTTAAAGTAATTGTGGGCAACATTGCAGTCATGTCACGCGGGCACAATTTACAGCGGGCAAATCGCGGAGTGTTTTGCGAATGGTCATGGTGTGATGAAACAAATATTCAATGTGAGAAGCGCTATTCAAGGCGCGGGAGTGAGCACGTCAATGTGCGGTCTGACTATATGGTTGCCCCAAATAGTCTTGATGAGGTTATTTTGGGTGCCATGTTTAGGAAAAGTGAAACGGTTGCAAAGGTGATAAAATGAAAAATTGTAAACGCCCTGAAGTGCCCCTTACGGCAAGCTACGGTACAATAGCGCCGCCTACAGGTCTTGGCCCCCGCGATTGCTTGGCGGCGCTATTCCTCTTTTTACTTTTCATAGTAGTTTTTATATTCACCACAATGAACCTCTACAGTACGTTTAACGGGTACGGCAACGCCCAATTTGATAGGCGTCTCAATACAAATATTTCGGAGTGCAAAGAATGGCCACGCACACGCAAGGATTTGTTTTTCCCCGGCTATAAAGTAGGGTGCGCGCTTGAAGGGTTTTTAGGAGAGGAATTATGAAGCTGCTCGGTGAGTTTATATATTTCGCGCTAGCCGCGGGGATTGGCGTATTATTTTTAATCACGCTATTTGTAGAAATGGTGTCTTGGTATAAAGCGGACGAGAGTGCTTTGTTTCCAATGCAGGTGCCGGACTTTAAACAAGAGGACGTATGACAACGCACGAATATGCTTTAGTTGCACACGAGGGCTATATGTTTTTAAAAGCCGTGATTGTGTGTTGTTTGATTTTGTTTGGGCTAGAGTTATTGAGGAATCTAAAATAATGGCAACACTTAAAGAGGCAATCGAAAAAGTAGGAGTTGGCGGGAAGGTTATGCATGCCGATGATTCCAAACCATCTACGGTAATTGCCATCGGTACAGTCTTAGCTTTATTGAGGGAGGAAGGGATAGAGTGTTCCCGTATCTTGTCAGGCCAAGACTGGTTCCCAGTACTCCCAAAGAAGCGCGTCGTGCTTCAGGCGTGGGAGTATAAACCTACTGGTGGTATTTTCTGGTATGAGCACGCTCCAAAAAACGCACTTATTGAAGACTGCGCACATCGCACAGACATTCCCAACATGGTATTCGAGGACGGAAAGTGGGTGTTTGAATGAAGGATAAAATTCATTATGACGACGGGAGCGGGGCGCTTTGGTGCTCGGATATACACCCTTATCGGTATTCCTCAACAATCCAAATGGTCACTTGCATAGAGTGTATGAATGTGGAAATTGAGTATCACTCGGAATATGTAGAGAGTTGGGTTAAGCGCCGTGATGAATTGAAAGCACGTATTAATGCCGACGCCTAAGCAAGTGAGGTACCACTACAAGCGCGTGATGAGGTGCCGAGCAAAATTAGAGCGCGCAATGTATGAAGCAAATAAGTACATTTTTGAAACTCCTAATTATGAAACATCACCATTTAAAAGCTTGTACGAGCTTGGAACTAGAATTAGAGATACGACAATAAAAGCGCTTGCGAGTGCAATGCACGACGAGATTTTTAAAGGAGAATAGAAATGAAAATAAAATGTTTGATTGCCATTAATGACATAGCGATAGGCGACATAGTTGACGCTCTTAAAAACCCAAACTGTGATGAGGTCGTCGCTTATAATAAAAACGGATACCTTTCTTATTTTCCGGTGGGCTACTATGAAATACTTAAAGAGGAAAGCGCACCTAAAAACGCGTCCCAAATCGCGGTACCCTCAATTCGTGAGTTACTCGGTCAAGAAATTCAGGGGATTACTTTTAAATGAGCAATTTTAAAATTGGCACTGCTAAAACCCTCGGCGGTTATGATGCTTTTATTTTTGAGATAGGCGATACAATTTTTGGAAAAGTAAAAGACGCAAACGGGCATTGGTTTTCGTGTCAATGGAAACTAGACGGTACGGGGCAAATGGCGGGTGCCTACCAGCTATACCCAAACACTGAGCCATTGCGAGAAGAAATCATTCTACCCATTGGCACTGAGGTTATAAAACTTGGGCCTGAGTGGATTGGAAAAAAAGCGCGGCTAACAATCGTTGAGATACGCGAATGCTTAACTTTAAAAGATGGGTAACTGTTATAGCGCACCAAAGTTTTCAAAAATGTTGAGCTTGAAAGATTTAGACTTAACTAAAATTATGCGGGCCATGTCGGCCCGCTTAGCAAGCCCCGACGGGGCAGGGAGTAACAGAGTAATGAAATTAGAACTAGGAATCATGGCAGGCGCAAACACCAAAGAATTTTTGCTATCAATGGAATCCATCTTAACCCGTTTTGAAGCGGTTGCAGATAAGCTATCGGGAGCAAGTAGCCCGGTAATGCTAGGTAAATCCTTAATGGACGACGGTACTACCGATGAGGCCGTGGAAGAGGAAACCGATTTTGCTCCGCCTGCTAAAAAGCAAACCCGTGCAAAAAAGCAAGCGGCGCCCGCGTCCTTTGACGACGCCGAAGAGGAAGTTGAAACCGAAGCTGAGGAAACAGAAGAGGAATCGTTTGCCGAGCCTGCACCTAAAAAAGTAGCGAAAGAAAAAAAGCTAACTGTTGATGACGTAAACGCTGCCTGTATGAAAGCCGCTCAAAGCGTTAACCGCGCTCATGTGTTAGGCATTCTTAAAACTAAGTTCAAAGTGAAAAGCGTTACCGAGCTTGAGCCCGCGCAATACGCTGCGGTCATTAAGGCGTTAGGCTAAGCCGGTGAATCACGGGGAGCGCAAACATTCTAAGTTCAGCGCATCAGGGGCAGAAAAATGGATGAACTGCCCCGGCTCGGTTGCGCTATCTGAGGGGTTACCTGAGGTGACCTCAAAATATAGCATAGAGGGCACTCGGGCGCATGAGGTGTTAGAATGTTTGCAAACGGGTAAGAAGCATTCAGGCACCCGTGAAATGGAGTACTACGGGGTGCAAGCCGCTAATTTTATCAATAAGCTTAAAGCGTCTCACAAGGGCGCGGAGCTTATGGTGGAAACAAGGCTTGCACTCCCGTTTATCCATCCCGATATGTTTGGCACAATGGATAGTGCGGTCGTTGATCATTTCGGCACGCTTCATGTTTTAGATTATAAATATGGAGTGGGTCACTACGTTAGCCCCGTTGACAATTGGCAAATGAAAATATACGGCATGGGTTTGGCTCATATGTTTGATTGGAATTTTTCAAAGGTAAAACTTTGGATTATTCAACCAAGGCATAAAAGCTACCGAGGCCCTACGTTTTGGGAGCTTGGCATCTTAGACTTAAAAGCAAGGGTGCGAGTACTTAAAAAAGCGGTAGAGCGTGTAGAGCGCGAGCCTACAACATATGCAGAAGGAGCATGGTGCTACTTCTGCAAAGCAAAGGGTATTTGCCCTTTGAAAATACAGGTGAAGCAAGCAAAGACGGCAAGTGTTTTTGCGGGCGCACCATTGGTTAAATACAAATAAGAAAAGAGAAGTAAAAATGGCACGTCCTAAAAAGCAGTATTTCGGTGAAGATAAAACCTCAAACACAACGGCAACGGTTAAGAAAAACTTGAAAGCCCTTACAAAAATTGCAGCGGGCGAGACTGTGGATGAAGCGGTAAACGTCGCTACGCCTAAAAAGCGTCGTACACGTAGCCCTAACAAAGCTAAGAGCATCGCACTTGAATCCGTTCAAGTCACCATTCCCGCGGCCCTCACCTTTCAAGTAGGCCAAATGGTGGGTCTATATTTAAGCCAACAAATGCAAAAACAGGCATAAACAACATGAAAAATACCAGTAAAGACGCAGTAAATCCGCAACGCCTGATAACACCGGAATTTAGAGTAAGCTACCCGCATCTTTTTAAGCCAAACGCAATTAAGCAAGGTGATGATGAGAAGTATTCGGTCACCATGCTTTTTAAAAAGACGCAGGATTTATCTAAAATAAAACTTGCTATGGACCATGCAAAAATTGAAATGTGGGGGCGTGATAAAACTAAATGGCCTAAGGGCTTACTATCCCCAGTCAGCGACGGCGACAGTGAGCAGTACTTAGATGACGAGGGCGTTACCAAAGAAGGGTACGCGGGGCATTGGGTTATCAAAGCCTCATCGCGCGCCTCAAATAAACCCGGTATAGTAAATGAAGAGGCGCAACCGATACTTGACGCCTCTGAGATTTACCCCGGTTGTTTTGCGCGCGCTCAAATTTACGCCAACCCTTGGGAGTACGCAGGCAAAAAAGGGGTGTCGTTTATTTTGGACGCTGTACAAAAAACGAAAGACGGGCCGTCGTTATCTAATCGAAAATCGGCAAGTGAGATTTTTGACCCGATTTCGGCGTCAAGCGATGACGCCGAAGAGGGCGACGATAGCGGTTTCATGTAAAAAAGTAAGCGTGTGCTACTTATGAGAAGGTACACGTTTTGAGGGTGCGGGCGTTTTTAAACTGGGCGCGGTTTTGACGCTCGCACTTTTTTATTTTATGCACACCATTTTTAAAAAGATTTGTATAACTGCTTTCATTGTGTTTTTTCTTATTTGCATGATTAGCGACATGACTCGCGACGTGCTAAACGATTTTGAGCTTTACGGGCCGCGGGGGTTTTAAGTGAGCGAGCATCAATTATGGTTTCCGGGGTTTAAGCCCGCGCCTACTATTAGATTTCACGTTTTTAGATTTTGGGGTAGCGAGTACCGAGCACGCTTTGACAATGGTGAGCTAACTCTCGTGTGCCAACGAAACACACCGCAGGCCGCTTGGGCTAGACTATCGCAATCGGATTCAAGGCACGTTTACCAAGCGTATTTAGAGAGTGTTAAAAAGCATGAAACCCCAACGCCGTAAAATAGTATTTGATTTTGAAACGCGCTCCGTTTCAAATTTAAAACGAGAGGGCGC